CAGTGTGGACAGAATGAATTGATCACGGCTTGGCCTCCTTTACTTGTTCAAGGTCTATCTCAAATTGGAAAAGCATCCATTCGTGGATAATGAGTACAACCACTACCATAGCGAACGCGGCACTCACAGCTTGGCCTCCTTGGCTTTGCGCCACATTTCAAATGCTGACAGGCTGTTGACGTAATTGATTACTACTTCATCTCCAACCTCCTCCAGCCGCTTGATGCGCTCCAAACACTCAAAGTATCTATCCTCGTACTTCTTAGCGATTTGATTGGCCGCGTTGAGTTCGCGTTCTAGTTGGCGGCAGAAGTCGGCATCACAAACCTGATACATTGATTCATGCGGAAAGAATGCTTCTAGATTCGTCCTCGGTGTATCGCTCATTTGACGCCCTCCAGATACAGCCCATGTTCCATGATCAGCACGGCATCGGCCGTCTTCAGGGTGATGTGCAGGCTCGGGTAGCGCTGCTGTGCGATATGCTTCAAATGCGCCTTCCAGCGGTCGCCGTGCGTGGCCTTGGTGCCTGCCTGAATGGTCCGCTGCCAGTCCTGCGGCCGGACCTCGATGGTGCGGATCTTGCGGCTGCTGATCAGGCCGTGCAGGAATCCGACGTTGCGCCCGAAGTTGAACATCGCCGACCCCGGGGCGCCCTTGCCGCCCACATAGCCTCCGACCTTCTCGATGAACACCACGTCGGATACGCCCAGCCTGTCGAGCACCAGGTCGCGCACATCGGCGTCGGTGTCCGGCATTGCGTCCAGCGTCACACCGCTTGGGCCGTAGTGCGCCAGGCCTCCCGACAGGCCGGGGTCTATGGCAAGGATGCGTTTCACTTGGCTGCCTTTCTCAGGAAGGCCCTGATGGCCAGCTCGACGAGAGCGTGCAGCTTGAGGCCTGTGGTCTTGCTGTGTTGCTTGAGCATTTCGTGCGTCTCCTTGGAGATGTTCAGTGTCTTGGTTCTCATTTGAGATGCTTCTTCACCTTGGCCCAGTAGGCCTCGGTGGCCTGCTTCCTGTCACCAGACGGGCCCCCATTCCAACGCCTGGCAAGCTGCTCGGTGCTGGCGCCGCGGCCGTAGTGCTTCAGGTAGGCCTCGCAGACGGCCCGGGCCTGCGCCCTGTTGGTCATGTCCTGATGCCGGTAGTGGCTGCCGGTGATCCGATTCACATCCAGAACCACACTGCGGTGGATCTGCAGGGGGCCTAGGGCGCGTCCGTTGTCGCCGATGGCCATGTCGTTGCCGGATGACTCGACGATAATCAGAGCGCTGATGAGGTTGGAGATGGTGGTCATGGGAGTGTGGGAAGTTGTGCGCGTTGTCGAACCAGTCGCGCCCCTGGATCCCCGGATTCCTCCCGGGTCGGATGGGTGGTTCTGGGCACCACCGTGCCCTAAGATGTGTTATGGTGCGATGATTCCGAAAGAGACGTCGTAATCGGCGTCGTAAGGTCCGCACAGCTTGGCGACCTTTTCTTCTGCAGCCTCACGGCTCGGGTAAGCGCAAACAAAAGCGGTGAAAGTACCAGCAAAAGCATCAGTCGCCTTGCAGTACTGCGGGAACTCTTTAACAACAACGAACAGCCCTAGGGCCAAGGCGCGGTTGATGTTGGCCCGATCAGGGGCCGCCTTGTCAGCGACCGATAGACGGGCTTCAAACAGGCAGTTCTGCAATTCGCTGCAGGCACCGGCCTCGTGCTCGTAGTGCTCTTGTTCTTGGAGTGTTGCGTAGCTCATGGTGTTTTGCTTTCGACTTGATTGGACCGACGGCCGTCAAGTTGCCACACCACAAAATCACCTGCAACACTTTTTCACTATTTTTAACACTTTTTGCAGAAAACCCAATGTTTGCAGGGGTCAAACGAGGGTCACTTTTCTGTGAGCGCGGCGAACTTCAGGAAGAACTCGGCTCTCGGGCGGATGTGGATCGTGCCCGTCGAGAGGCGCCGATAGACCACTGCCTGGCGCTTGGTTTCGGCCAGCCTGAGCTCGGCCTCGGGATGCAGCACCTCGACCTCGACGGCCGGGTTGGAGCGGTTGCGGTAGATCATGGCCAGCTCGTGTAGACCACGGTGCCCTGCCCGTTGGCGTCAACCAGCTCCACCGCATTGACGTTCTTGAGCTTGGCCACCGCGGCCATCAACTGCGTGTCGTTGGTGGCGTTGGCGATGCACGTCGAGACGATGTCGGCGTCATCGTAGGAGGCCGACAACAGCTCCTTGGTGCGGTCGCGCCAGACGCGCAGCACCCGGCCGTTGCTGAGGTTGACGCGCCGCATCGATTCGACGCAGGGGAAGGTGTGTTTCATTGGGGACTGCATATTAGGTCAACGTCACGGACTTCCAAGCTGTTCCGTTGTAGATGTATAACTTGTTGTTTCCTGAATCGAAAAACAATGGAGCACGGCCCGATATCAATGTCGAATTGCCCGGAGTTCCAGGAGTGCCGTTTGCCATTGGAATCCAAATGAAACCAGTCGTCATTGAAGCTGCGCCTGAGTTTACGGGGTAAAGGTCATCAGCAAATGTTCCCCATCCACTGCCTTCGATTTCATTCGGGTCGGATCCAAAGAATCGTGCAAGTTCGTTGAAGTTGACTGATGCAGGCCCAACCACGTCTCCGGTGCCTGCTCCAGTTGCTGCAATGGTGATCGTTCCCGGCCCGTTTGTGATCGTGATGTTTGTTCCGGCAGTCAGCGTCGCCTTGCTAAAGGCATCATCATTGGCATTGCCGATCAGCAGCTCGCCATTGGCGAAGCTGGGGAAGCCGAGGCCACCATTGGCGCTGCTCAGGTATCCCTGCAGCGTCATCGTGCCCGAGGTGGTGATGGGGGTGCCACTGAACGACATCCCGGTGGTGCCTCCCGAAAGCGCAACGCTCGTGACCGTGCCGGTGTTGTTGGTGTAGCCGTTGGGATTGGTTGCGGGGTAGGCGCCAAGGTTGATCAGGGCGTTTCCAGCATCCGTTGCCCCCGTGCCTCCATTCGAAACGGCCAACATCCCAGAGATTGTGATCGTACCCGACGACGTGATCGGGCCGCCGCTAGTGGTCAGACCTGTCGTGCCGCCGGACACACCCACAGACGTCACCGAAGCCCCCGCGGCTATGCCGTCGAGCTTGGTGGCCTGCGTGGACGTCATGTAGCCGTTCTGCGTGGTCGTAGCCGGCACCTGGCTGATCACCGGCGTGGTACTGCCGGTGGCCACCGAGATGTTGGCGCCGCCCGAAGCCGAGACGTTGGTCACGGTGCCAGCGTTGCTCGTGTACCCGGCCGGGTTGCTGTTGGGATAGGCCCCGAGGTTGGTCAGAGCTCCGGCAGCCGTCGTGGCTCCGGTGCCACCGTTGGCAACAGCCAGCGTACCGGCCAGCGTCAGCGTGCCCGTGGTCGTTACAGGGCCGCCCGAGAAGGTCAGGCCCGTCGTACCGCCCGAGGCGTCGACCGACGTCACAGTGCCGGCAGCGGAGGCCGACAGTGTAGTCCCGGACATCGAGAGGCCGGTGCCTAGGCTGATCTCCTGAGTGACTCCAGCACCAGCACCAGCACCACGGCCCAGCAGACGCGAGGCAGCCGAGATGTCTTGGATCTTGGCGTAGGTCACCGCGCTGTTGGCGATTGTCTGGGAGGTGCCGCCGGCAGCCTTGGTGACGTCTCCGGTGAAGGCACTGGTCTGGATTCCGCCGGACCCCGTGAACTCTACACCGCCGCTCACAGCCAATTCCTCAACAACACCCGTTCCTGAGGAATCGCGGCCTAGGATCTTGTCGGTGGCAATCTGCTGCACCTTGGCGAAGGTCACAGCGCCATTGGCAATGGTCGCAGCGAACGACCCTGTGCCGGACCCGGTGACATCCCCGGTCAGCGTGATGGTCTGGTCGCCGGTGTTGCTTCCCGACAGGTTGCTGCCGGTAACCGTGCCCGATGCAGCCACCGAGGTCGGCGTGATGGCGCCCAAGGACACGGTCAGGTTGGGCGTGGTCGTCGGGTTGGTGACGGTACCGCTCACCCCGTTGGCGTTGGTGAAGCCGAAGGACGTCACCGTGCCGGTGTTCGACGTGTAGCCGCTCGGATTCGACGCAGGATAGGCCCCTAGGCTCGTCAAGGCAGCCGCCTCAGTGGTTGCACCAGTTCCGCCTGCCGACACGGCTACGACCCCTCCCAGCGTGATTGTGCCGCTGCTGGTGATGGGGCCGCCCGACGTCGTCAGGCCGGTGAGACCGCCCGAGACGTTGACGCTGGTCACACCGCCGCCGGTAGGGCCGGGAGGACCGGCAGGGCCAGTGGGGCCGGCAGGCCCTTGCGGACCCTGCAGACCTCCCGCCCCGAGGGGCTTGGTCAGGCCGGTGTCGAGCCTCGTCAGCTCCAGCGTGGTGTAGATCTCGGATTGACCGACGTTGGAAGCAACACCAAGGCCGTCTGTATGGCCGCCGCGCTCGCAGTAGTATTCCAGCCGGTAGACGTTGTCCTTGTGCGGCGTGATGCGCACGTTCAAGGACACTTCCATGTCCACGCCGTTGTTGATGTAGAGCGACGGGCCGTACCCGATGACCGCTGAGTTGGTCACGTCATACAGCCGCAGCCTGGTGCCGCGAGTGAAGTGAAACGGCGCCAGCACCTTTACCTGATAGGCACCGGCAGCCACCTTCCATTCGTTGGACGCAAGGTCGATGATCAGGCCGTGCGGATCGCTGGTGACGGTGTTCAGCGTCCTAGCAGTCCAAGTCGTCGCCACCGCGGTGCCACCTGAGACGTTGTTGTCCTTGATGTCCTGCAGCACCGCGATCTTGAGCGTCAACGAGTCGACGTCCTTGCGCAGCTTGTTGATCAGGATCGTGCTGGTCTGTGAATCGTAGCTCATTGCCGGGCCTTCTTTCGGATGATGCGTTGCGCCTCGTCAAGGCTGGCCGCGATGCCGATCAGGCTGCCGGCAGGGCTGTAAATCCGCAGGCTGCCTTTCGATTTTCCAGGAAGTGCGCGGTAGCCGCCGGTGAACGAGTAGGCGCCGGGCATCGAGGAGTCGGGGGACGGCATGAAGGCAAACTGGCTAGGATCGCCATACACCGGGTTCTTGACAAACACCGTGTTGCCTACGCTCACAGACTCAGAGCCACCAATGACGGGCTGATCGGTGCGCTTGTCGTAGAAGTAGGCGTGCTCCTTCGGGTCCATCCCGACTGGCACATAGTTCTCCAAGTCATCCGGTATGGATCTGTCGGCCATGATCTTGCCGTCGACCGTTGCCACCGGGAACTTGGCAGACTTGCCTTCGTAGATCCTCTGCACGCCGGGTTTGACCACGAACTTAGGGTTCTGCAAACGGGTCACGGTATCGTACCCGATCACCTTACCGGGGCCACCAGCAGCGCCATCAGGCTCGTGCACAGCGACCACATACTTGCCGGTTCGTAGGAAGGCCGGGATGTCGATGCGTGCTGCCACCTGAGTGCCCGGTTTGATGCTTCGAGCAGCACCGAACTTCGCCTTCTTCTCGGAGCTTAGAGCGTCAATGGCCTCGCTGTCGGTAGGCGGCGTGGCGAAGTCCTGATTGCGACCGATGTCGCGCTGAATATCAGCCGGCATATTCCGCACGCTGATTGCCGCGGCAATCTTCTTCGAAGGCACCGCCCACAGGTTCTCCGGGTCGTAGTTTTCGATCTCGTCGATCTTCTTCAGCCGGATGGGGTCTTCCATGCCGTCGTAGGGTGCGCCGTAGATCCGGTAGCCCTTCTCAAACAGGTCCATGGCCTCGCGGTGAGTATTAACGCCGCGGCCCGAGGCCATGTCGGATGGCATGAAGCGCTGCTTGCCGCCAGCGGCAATCGAACGCCTCGGTTCACCTGGAGTCCTGCGAGTAATTTTGTCTGCCTGGGACTGACTCAGCATCCCGCGCTGCACCATCGTATCGACACGGTCCAGCAGGCTGTTGAGTTGCTTCTTTGTTGATGACTCCTTGCTTTCAAGCGTCTCTCTATACCTCTCAACCTGAGAGGCAAACGGTTTTTTGGGAGTCGTCTTGATCGCTTCTCGCAGGCCCTGGTACTTGCCGAGTTGCTCAACTAGCGCTGCCTTTTCGCCAGTCAATTCTCCAGCCGCTTGAGCCATGGCCTGCTTTATGACCGGATTCTTTGTGGGAATGAACTCAGCGCTTCCTCGCAGCGCAAGCTTGGTGACGTCAACTTCCTTTCCGGCGACAAGCGCCTGGATGCTGTCAAAGATGTCCTCGGCAACACCTGGCTCCAGCGTGACGCGCAGCATCGACTGATTGTCGGGCGCCGAGATGACAGCGGAATCAACCGCTAACTGGGAGATCCGCGACTTGTCATCCTGCGACAGCTTTAGCTCAAGTCTGCTCGGACTGTCGCCAACATCCATTTTGCCAGGCTTGGCGGCCAGCTTCGACTCTAGCACCGACTTGGTGCGCTGAAGCGGATTGTACTGCCAAGAGAAGCCTACTCCCTGGGACGGGGCTGCGCTGCGACTGGCATCAAGATAGAGACCTCGGAGTCCGTAAAACGGCTCGGGCTGTACGTTCCCTGCTCCCTTAGCCTTTGGTTGAACTTGTCCACCCGTAGCAGTGCTTTTCTGACGTTTTGCACTCGCTCCTGATCGGTCGATTGCTTGAGATCCTTCATATTGGAAATTGGGGTTTGATTCCGCAGTGACAACCTTGTTGCTCAACTCAGCACCTGTCAGACCAAACTGGTCAAGTACATTTTTGAGCGCCGTCTCGTTTAATTCAACGGCATCGATGAACCGTTCAGACGTCTGTGAGAACCTAGATGGCACAAACTGACCGCTCTCCCAGTTTCCGCGGTAATATCTGTCATGGATCAGGATCTCATCACCGACCCTTGAAAGTCCGGTCAGGAACTTGTTTCCATCAGCATCGGTCAACTCGCTGAGTCTTGAGACCAGATTCACCACGTCATCCTGAGACAGCTTTTGTGCGCCCTTGATGGTCAGAACGTTTGCCAGCCTAGTGTCCATATCCTCAGGTATTTTGGTAACCTGGCCCGACTTTGTTCGATCCAGCAAAAGGCGCTCCTCGGCACGCAACGGTCGGATGTGATTCCCACCCTGCTGGGATCCGGCGCCGCGCATGAACTCGTCGAGTTTCCCAAAGTCAGCACCTGATCCTCGGAGGTAGATCGCGGTATTGGCGATGACGTTGTTCCCATCTCCCATGTAAGCCCCGACGTCGACTGAAACATCGTCAAGCGTGATGTTCCATCCGTTGTCGTTGGCAATTTTTTCGACCCACTTCGGAAGACGTTTTGCAATTTCGTTGGCGATTGAAACGTCAGGTGATGCGTCACCAGCCTGCGCAAGTCGTTGGCGGTCAATCTCAATCTGAGTCTTCCATTCGCCCGAGGCGCTGGTGTCGATCTCGGCAGACGCCAACTGTTCAGCCCATCGATTGAACGATTTGTTTGCAGATACAACACTGCTCGGAACATCTCCTTCCATCCCTCGGTCGATGTATGAGAACAGCTCTTGAGCTGGCGCAAGGTAGCTTTCGTAGTTGCGCATCTCTGGCAACGGATTCTCCTGCTTAATGATCGCCCACAGCAGCTCCTGCACGTTGTAGGCATCCAAGTGCGGTTTTCCTGCATATCCTCCAGACTGATTGATCTTATCTGCAAGCATACCGGACAGCGCTTGGACGTGATCGTACAAAGCGCCCTGACCCTTGGCGGACAGTCCGGCATCCGTTCCTTCGTTGAATACCATGATTGTCTTTTTTATTGGATCATACATCAACGCGGATGACTCCTCTTGAGTCAGCTTTGACCAATCCCAAGCACCTGGATCACCTTTGATCGCATTTTCTCCAGCCGTTGAAAGGATGCGTTTTACCTCAAGAGCGTCATCTGACGCGAGATTGACTGTGCGTCCATCCTTCGGATCGGACCACATGAAACCCTTGTTCTTTCCCTTGATCACCATTCCTGGCCAAACGTTGCCTCGCACACCTAGATCCTCTGCGATCTTGGAGAATGCCATCATCTGCCACATGTCGTTGGTAGAAAGGCGAGACAGCGTCAACGGATCGCTAAGGACTGGATGCGACTTCACTCCAGGAGGAAGGTCGACGCCTTTCGAGATCGCGTTCTTGACCAAACCGGCTGCTCCGTTGAGGTAGAAATTGTAGACCTTGTTGTCGACGCCCTTTGTGCGATATCCAAAGTGCTCACCGCGCTTCCATTCATTGATGATCTGAGAGATTGCTCGGGTCTGGTCGAATGTTCCGGCACGATTACCTGCCGGAAAGTGACCAAGGAACGGAACAATTCCAGACGAGTAAGACTTGGTGTAGTTAGCTGGAACCGCAGTCCTCGGCGAAAGATAGGCAAACATTCTCAGGTAGAGGTCGGCCTTGTTCATGTCGCCACCTGCTAGTGCATCTGCGGCAAGATACATCTTGTCGTAGAACCACGGCGTCACTTCTGATGTTCCAAACTTATGCTCGTTCTGTCGCATCCATGAGATGCCAGCATCAATGAAGTTTTCCAACTCAACCTTGGACTTGAACTTAAGGTGATTCGGGATTGAGTCAGGAACTGTATTTCCAATCATCGGTGCTCGTGATGGAAGTACCCGTGAGTGCGTGTCTCCGCTGGGCGTAGACACAACCATGTCGTTCGACTTGTACGGTCTGTTCTCGTACTTCGTTTTGAGATCATTTCCAGACAACAAGTCGTCGAAAGACTTGATGATTTGATTTGGATCAGGTTGGAACCTGACGTCGTTTTTAAGTTCTCCAGATTCACCGAAAATCCTGACTTCTACATCCCCCGCTTGTCGAACCGTCCGGTCGGCTTGCCGGCCTTCTTGGCCGCCTGCCGCGCCACCGAGAGCGCGATTGCCACCGCCTGCTTCTGCGATTTGCCGGCCTTCATCTCCCGGGACACGTTGCTGCTGATCGACTTCTGGCTGTAGCCTTGCTTGAGTGGCATCTGCTTTCCTTTCTGCTTGGGTTTGGGTGTCGTAGATCCCGATCAGTTTGCCGTCGGGACCGTAGAGTCGGTGCTTGGCACCGCTGACGATGCGGTAGCCCTCGTCGGAGTTGGTGACGAGCTTGTCGCCGATGGTCTCGGCAGGCATCCAGCGGAGCTTGGAGAGCTGGATGGCGTCCTCGGAGATGTTGGCCCGGAACGACCGCGGGTCGATGGAGCCGATGCGGTCGACGCGCAGGTCGCGCACGAACTTCCGGCCGCCCTTCTCCTGCTCGTTCACGAAGTCGCCGAGGAACCTGGCCTTGTCCTGCCCGAACACTTCGGAAGACCGCCGAGCGTTCTCCTTGGCGTCGAGGTTGGTGAAGTACTTCGCCAAGTCGGACATGAACCCGTCGACGTTCGACCACAGGCCGGCCACAGAGCCGTCCGGGTTGGTCACCTTGTCGAGGGCGTTCCGCATCTTGGTGATGTCGATCACCTTCACCACCGGATTGTCGGCCTTGGAGATGTAGAAGCTGTATGGCAGCACCTCGCGCTGGGACAGGCGGATGCCGCTGCTGTAGTTGCTGGTGAACTTGCCGGTCAGCCGGTTCTTCACTCGGCGCGTGGCAGCCCCGTAGTTCACGAACACCGAGTTGCCGTTGCCCATCGCGCTGTTGATGGCCCGGACTTTGTCCTTCATCCGACCGCTGACGGCCTGGGACTGCTCGATGGCGCTGAGCTGCTCGGGGCTGAACCGGCCGAGGATCTCGCCGTCGACGATACGGGCTCCCGGGACCGACTCAAGGATGCGCCGGATCTCGCCGGTGTCGCGCTCCTCGCGGACCCGAATCTCCTCGTTGCTGAAGGCACGCACGGTGCCGTCGGGCAGGCGCTCGCCAAGCCCGAGATCGATCACCTGCTGAGCCGCCACCGGGTTGCTGATGTCCGAAGGCTTCAGCGTGGCGATGCCTTGATCGCCCTGCAGCTCGATCTTCTGGTCGAGCGACCGCCGAGCACGCACCAGGTCACGCAGCATGGCGTTGATCTGTGGCGAGGCCTGCTTCAGATCCGGGAACAGGACCGAGTCGGTCGGCTTCACGCCGAAGGTGCGCTCGATGGCCGCGGCAGCGTTGGCGATGGCCTTGCTGGCGTTCTGAGTCAGCGCAGCGTCCAAGGTCTGCCTGGCGAGGCCTGAGAAGCCGCGCAGCATGGTGTCGGGCTTCTGGCCGGCCATGAGCCTGGCGAAGTGCTCGGCAGCAAGCTCCGAGGCGATGAAGTCGGCCTTCTTGGGAAGGGTGTCGAACTGGGCAAGCTCTGCGGCCGCATTCGCGTTTCCCTTGGAGAGTTTATCTCGGTATTGGTTGAACCTAGCTTCAATCTCAGCATCGCTGAACACGCCGTCTGACAGCTTTCGGATCGTGTCACCTTCCTGAATCCAGCGTCCAACGATGGTGTTTTTGATCTCGGTGGCACCACCATAGAGCTGCTCACTCTTTTCAAGAGCATGGAACAGTTCGTGGCCCAGCGTGTAGAGAGGGCTATCGCCTTTGCCTTGTCCCAGAATATCAGCGTTGATTGAAATGGTCGGGCGGTCACCGGCTTCAAACTGAACGCCACGAGCAATGCCCTTGTGCTTCTTGGCAAAGTCAGCGTTGGACAGATACTCCACGTCGATGTCACGGAATCTGCCTTTGACTAACGCTTCAAGATCCATCAGCGCCGATGCTGCATCGACGCCGTGCGTATCGCGGACACGCTCGAAAAGACTCTTGGTCGTCGGATCCTGCAGTCCTTCGATGAAGCGCCCCAAGTCTCCAGCACGGGCTTCCGCGGCAGCGTTGCCGGTCAGCTTCTGGTAAGCACGGCCACCGAGAGCACCGACAGCGCCCTGCAGACCGCCGCTTCCGATACCGGCAGCAGCTCCTTCCTCGCCGCCGGAAAGGTAGCCGAGGCCGGCACCAAGAGCAGCACCCTCAAGAGCGCCGGCAGTGCCTCGCAGAGCAGCGTCCACCGCGGCATCGCCGCCGTACTGCCCGATCACGCCCAGCATACGCTGGCGCAGGTTGGCGCCCGGGGCAGCACCGATGGATTCCAGCGGTCCAACACGGGAGGGTTGGGTCATCAGGTTCTCGCCAGCAGCCGTGATGGCCTCGCCGATCTCTCGGGTGGTACGGATACCGGCAGGAATGGCAGCCGCGGTGGCCAGCTCCGGGGCAATGCCCAGGGCTCCGGCAACACCGGCAGTGGTGGCAGCGGTGCGCAGGCCTTCCGGTGTCATTCCAAGCGCTTCCGCTGTAATGCGCTCGGCAGCACCTGCAAAGCGCTCCAGAGGCCTTGCAACGCCTGTGACGGCACGTCCTGCAAGCTGAGTGCCTTTACCGACAGCACGGGTGGCTAACTTGCCGGCACCGAACACCTCGCCGATGCCGGGCAGCAGCATCGTCGGGTCGGCAATCAACGAGACGCCCTGCACGAACTCCGGGTTGGTGAACTCCGGTGGCACCACGATGCCTTCTTGGCCTTGCTCCAGCCTGCGGGAGGTGCGTGCGAAGTCGCGTGCCTCAAGGAACTGGTTGTACTGCGAGTCAGGCGTGCCGGTGCCGGTGACCAAGTCCTTGAACTTGAACAGCGGCGAGTCCGGGTTCTCCGACTGCGCCACGAGGCCGTAGAGCTGCCGAGTGCCTTGGGCCGCGCCCTCGATGTAGTTGAGCGGGTTGACGGCAGCCCCGGTGACGCCCTCGGCCAATGCACTCCCAATCATGCCTGCCGCAGCATCGACCGACTGCGCGATGGTGTTAATCCAGTCGGTCTGCTTGGTCTTGTTGTACTCCTTGAACAGGTCGAACTGCTCGCGGGTAGGAACGAAGTCAGGATCCTGCAGCGCCTGCGCCACGTCCTCGCCGGTAGGCGGGAACTGGTCGGCAAGGATGCGTTGCGCTTCTTCAGGGTTGACCGAGTCAGGAAACTCGACCACCTGAGCACCGACCTGCACCTGATATGGCATAGGCTATTCGAACTTCTTGGTCAGCGGATTGTAGCGAAGAACACCACCGGCAGCAGCACCCGGACGTTGCTCCTGTGCTCCACCGAGGATCTGCTGGATGTAGAACTCGGAGTTGCGACCGACTGCACTGCGCATCGAGCGCTCGGCCACCTTGCGGCGGCTAGCCTTCTCCTGCACCTGCTTCTGCGAGTCGCCAGGCTGCGGGAAGTACTGACGGTCGGCATCGGCGTATTCCTTCTCGCCGATGGCAGCACCGGACTCCTTGCGGAGGTTGGCAGCAATCCAGTTCTCCTTGGCAGACTCGTAGGTCTTGCGGTCGTCAGACTTCCACCGCTCCGGCATGAATCCAACCACGGTGATGTCGCCTGGCGAGTAACCGCTGGAAAGCGCCTTGTTGATGAGGTTCTCGTTGTAGACCATTCGGGCTGCAAACCCAGCAGCGTTGGCCTGGCCCTCGGTGAGATCCTTGCCCTCGACCGGCTTGGGAGGGGGCAGCACCTCAATGCGCCCTCCGGCACTGATAACCGTGGCACCGCTCGGAAGCTGAGTCTCGGTGGCGCGGATGGGCGCAGGCGTGCCGGTAGCCTCAAGCACCTTGTTGATGGTCTCGACGTTCAAGGGCACGTTGAGTCGTTCGAAGATCTGGGTGGCTTGGCGGAAACGGTCTTGGAACGGGACGGCCTGCTCCTGTTGAGCGGTGGTCCTGATCGGTCCAGATTCGAACAACGGTGTCTCGCGCTGCTGGATAGGAGCAATGCCGACAGAGGGCTGCACCGTAGGCGCCTGAGCACCTGTAGCAGGCGTGAATTGCTCGCGGGTGGTTCCGGCCGGGATTGGCATAATGCCGCGGCCGAGGCCTTGGGCATACTGCGCAACCGCGGAAGGGGTGGTCAGCCTCGGAGCCCCGAAGCTGTACTCGCCGAACATCGGACCCTGTGGTGCCTGGACTGCAGCCGGCGGTTGCTGGGCAGCAAGAGGAACCTGCTGCACCTGATAGAACGGCGTGTATGGCTGCTCGGCAGCCGGAAGGTTCAAGCTCGACGTAATGAAGGCCGGAGCCTGCTCGACGGTCGTCGTCTGCGAGGTCGGGATGCGAGCAACCTGCCCCAAAGCCTGCCCGAGGTTCTGCTCAAGCTGCGCCCGGCGCTGGGCTTCGGAGAGCTGGAACTCGGTGAGCCGCAACTGCTGCTGGGCCAACGCATCGCGCACCTGATTCTGCTGATCGGTACGGTACTGGTTCAGCACCATCACGGCGTCCCCGAGAGCCGCCTTCTTCTTGGCTAGGCTCATGTCCGGGAACTTCTCACCGAGAGCCGAGAACTTGTTGAGCATCTCCCGGTCGGCCATCACCTGCTGGGTGTACCGCGGGATATCCTGCTCGGTGACGCCCTGAGGGAGTGCCCCGGTCTCCATGTACTGCTGGATGGCGAGGTACTTAGGATCGGAAGCCAACTGCTGCTGCATCAGCCCGGAGACAGTCTCCCAGCTCTGCGTGGCAGCCTCGGTCTCTGCCTTCTTGGTGCGGTACTGCTCAATGGCCTTGCCGAGGCCCTGTCCCATGGCAGCGATGCCCATCGCAAGGTTTCGCCCCGGGGCGGTGGCGGCCTCCATGAATCCGGGAGGCAACGGGCCGGTGTCGCCGCGTCCGGTGTATGGTGTGGAATAGCCGTAGGTTGCCATAGGTTTAGCTGTGCTGAGAATGATACGCGAACTCCCGCAGTTTCAAGCTGATAGCCCTCATGTGCTTGTAACCCCCAATGATCCAAGCCACTTGTATGATCATGTCGTTGCCGCAGAGCCGTAGGACATCGGATGTCTGACGCTTCCACTCCTCGTCGGCCTTCTCCCAAGCCACAGAGTCGGCATAGGTGCTGGTGATCTGTGCGATCACAGGCTGCAGCCGGAACCAGTTCTCGATGTAGAACGGGGTCGAGTAGAGGCTATTGGCCTGCATTAGCACGTCGAGGAAGGCCTCGGGGCTGAAAGCGACATCACCGTCGATCAGGTCGTCGATGGCGTGGCAATAGGCATGGAAGGCCGTGATGAACACCACGGCATTGTGGTTTCCGCCGGCTGCATCGAAGTAGAGCTGGCCGAGCTTGTTCACGCCGGGTGGAAGTCGATGGAAGCCGAGGTCGGCTTGGATTGCCACCGCTCAAGGTTCAGGAATACCGAGAAGCTCTTTGCGACTGCAGAGTGGCTGACTCCTGCAGGAACGGGCTTAGACCAGCCGCAGCGCCAGGTGGTTACAACCTTGGACTTTCCGCCCATCGTCCAATGCATCGTCCCGAGGAGGTGAATGATGCGCGAACCGAAGCCGTGATGGGCGTGCGGCGGGATGACCTCTCCAGCGGGGCAACACCAAGCCTCAAGCTGCCAGGAACCGAACCTGAACAGCGTGACCCCAATGCATCGCTGGAACCTGTTGATCACAGAGAGGAAGCAAGGCCCTTGAGGCCTGCACCTGCAGACTTGATACCGCCACCGATAGCCTCCAAAGCCTGACCCTGCATCTCGTCGCGCTTCTCGAAAAGGCCCTGTTTGAACGACAAGGCGTCGTCGATCATGGTGTCATCGAGACCCAAAGCCTTCAGCCGCTTGCGCTGCTGCTCAACCTCGGCGGCGGTGTTGGCGACGTTGATCTGCGGCATCTGGGCGCCATATCCGGTGCCCGGCATCATGGCAGGCATCTGAGGAGCGAACTGCGTCATGCCGCCCTGGCCGTAAGGCATCGCACCTTGGTATCCGTAGTTCATAGGCTGGCAGCGGCAGACATACCGGCGCCGATCAGCGCGGTGGTGTTGGCGGCAGAAGCGGTACGGGCGGCAAGCTGGGCCTGCTGGTTACCACCAATCAGGTTGGCGGCGTACTGGCTCTCCGGGTTGAAGAGCTGGCCAGGGTTGAATCCTTGAGCCTGTCCGACAAAGCCCTGCGAGGCGCCAAAGGCCTGAGACGGCCGACCGAGCACCTGCTGAAAGACGTCGCCATAGACGCCCTGTGACGCCCCGAGAGCGCCCATTGCCTGCTGCTGGCGCTGCTGCTGCAGGCCGGCACCAACCATCTGAGAGCGGACAGCCTCCTGCAGCGCTCCTGTGGGGCTTCCAGCGAGTCCACGGGCCGCTAGGCTGCCGCGTGTCTGCTGCTCAAGCTGACGCTGCTGCTCGGGCGTTAAACGCGATCCTGCACGCAAGGCCGATGTGGCCTGTGCGGTCAGCGTGTCGGCCAAGGCAGCCTGCTCCGGTGAGGCAGCCTTGATCGCAGCACGGGCTTGCGGCCCGAGTCGTTCGATGTCGGCAATGTCGCCAGCACGGGAACGGCTACGGGCAGCCGCCTCAACCTCGCCCATGGTCGGGGCGATCTGCTCCTTGTAGAGCGACAACAGTTCCGGGGTTGCACTACGCAGCAGACCGAGCTGCAGTGCTTGGTATTTCGGGGCGTATTGCGCCTCTGCTGCGTATTTCTCGGGCGCTAGGTCAATCTGGGCGCGGAGGGTTTCCGCGGTCTCCTTGCCGTAGTCCCGTGGTGCTGGTGCCTCAACAGTGGTTCCCATATTTTTGCGATGCCACCCTGTAGATCGGCATGGAGCCTTTCTTGTAAGTGGTCAGTTTACCGTTTCGATAACCGATGGCCGGCAGAATCGCCGACTCAGGCCGGTCGTGGAAGAACTTAGCCGCAACCGCCATCGCAAACACCGCACAATCCGCGGCGAATTGATGCCAGTACCAGTGGTCGCCATTGGGATCGGACGTCTGCCACTCCCATGCCTTCGGCTCCGCACCCGCCTGGCGCCAGCCTACAAGCACGGCAACCACCCTGTCATCCTGCGTGGCGATCTTGAGCGTGCCCTGTTCCGCATGGAACAGCACATAGTCCTCGATGGCCTCACGGGTCCAGCCCTTGAAGCTGTCCGGGAGCTTGCGCAGCAGGTAGTCTGTGATTTGGGTGATCATCAGGTCGGAAGGATCTCCTGAAGTATCACCTGTGATGTTGATCTTGAAAAATTAGAATTATTTGTGTCTGTAATCGAACGGTTAACAGCAAGTGTTGCTGATGCGGCAGAACCGTAAGCCCTTATTCTATAAGTAATAGAGTTAATGGATGCAGGGCTGTCTAAAAATGAGATTGCAACGGAAAACTGAGTGCTGCTGTTTTCTCCATCAAATGGTGCAACCTTAGTTCCGTAAATTCTGTTTACAGGTGTGGCTGGAACACCGAGAGGAGTCACTGTTGCACCGTCAACGCGCTCAAGTATAAACGCAGTCTGGATGAATACTTCGCAACTGATATTGAATTGAACCAAAACCTTAGACGTGTTGGTTTGTGGCGTTATAGTAGTGCTTAGATCACTAAGAGTTACTGCGTTTGCGCGGTCGTTGCTGATAGTATAAGTAGTTGCCGCTTCAAAATTGGTGAACGCAGTGCGAGGTCGCAGTGTGTTTAGTGTTCCTCCGGTGACGTTTAGATTAGACCCGACAGTCAAAGTCTCTACATCACCAGATCCGGTGGTGTAGCGCCCAAGTAGTTTGGCAGTCGTTGTTCCATCGACCGCAAACAGTTTTGCCGCAGTTACAGCACGCGCATCTAGCTTTGCCGTGGTGATCGCCGAGTTGCTGATCGACAGCGTGGTCGATGTAGCGGTCAGGCCACTCAAAGTCAGAGCAACAGGGCTCGCAGACGAGCCGGAACCATTACCGACCACGGTCTGATCAGCCTGCGCAGCTAGCGAAGTAAGCAGCACAGAGCCGGATCCAATGGTGAGCGAACCGCCATCGACGGTGCCTTCCACCTGCACGCTGGGCGTACCCAGCAGGTTGAGCGTGGCGGCATCCAGCGTGGTGCTGCTGGTGACCGTGGTGCCGGGGGTGACTGTGACAAAGATGGGCATATGTTAGACGTCGTTTTTGCCGTACAGACGGAATGGAACCCCGATGGTCTTCATCGAGTAAATGTTCAACGCACCCTGATCGGTGGTGATCTTAGGCTGGATAGCTATCGAATGCCGCCGCAACCGAGCCTTCTGCGTGAACGACTGGAACAATCCAGCCTTCCACCCGCTGGTGCCGCACCGCAACCCGGGCAGCGTCGAGTAGTCCTCGCGGTACGGATTCAGGAACGTGTTGGTTGAGTTGTTCGTGTTGTAGGTGCCTTGGCCGTAAAGGTAGTACTGCGTGCGGCTCTTGGTCTCGTTGGTCGAAACGCTGTACTCCTCAGACACACCGTCGAAGATGGTCGAGATGGAATAGCGCGGGTTCCACGAGAACAGTTCGAACTGCAGATCGGTCCACTGCTTGTGATCGATGTCCTGCTCGCCAGTGTGGCCGCGGAAGGTCACCGATGTCTCAATGGCCTGAATCACACCAGTCACAGTGCGGTCCTGCAGCGACAACGGATCGAAGCTGTGAATCAAGCCGCTCTCATCCGCCCAGCACAGCGTGTCGGTGCCGGCCACGATCAGCGTCGAGTAATACCGCGGCACCAGCAGGTCGCCTTCCCAGAAACCCTCCCATGCCTTGTTCAGGAAGTTGAACACCAGCGTGCGGGTGTTGGTGCCGTCACCGCCCTCAACGGGCACGCTCAAAATGTAGCGGTTGGAGAAGTAGGCAGCCGATGACTTGTCCCAGTGCGCCTGATCAACCTCGTCGATGACGTCCTGAATCGGGTCAGACAGAGGCAGCACCACCGACTGGCTGATGCCGAACTCGGTTTGCTTCAGGCTGATCACGCCGCGCTGCGACAGGAAGATCACGTCGGAGCCGGTGCTGGCGATGGAAGCTTGCGACACGCAGCCAAACTCTCGGGTGATCTCGGTCAAACGAGTGGTCGACAGGTCGCCGTAGAGGTTCTCGACGGCCAGCACCGAGCGCTCCTTGAACACCAGCAGCGTCGTGGCATTGAACGGGTACAGTGCCACCACGCGGTCATTGCTGCCGGTGTTGAGCTTGAACTCATTCAGCACCGGGCTGTAGTGCAGCGGGTCGAGCACGTCGGAGACGGCGAGGTAGTCGTTGCCATACAGCAGCAGCAGGCGGTTTTGGAAGTAGAGCCCCTCGCGTCCAGCAGGCACCGATGCGCCAGAGGCATTCGACTTCTTGATCGTGCCGGTCAGCGTGGCCGTGATGTCGACCAGCGTGGAAGGCATCGTGACAACACCATCGAAGGATGCCGAGTAGCCGGTGCCACCATTGTTAATCGTGACCCCGGTGACCTTGCCGTCGGTGATCGAAAGCGTCACCGAGCCACTAGAGCCACCGCCAGCGGTCAGGCTAACAGTAGGCGCCGACAGATAGCCTGCGCCCTGATTCAGGATGGTGTAGGCCGTGATCACACCAGCCGTGGCTGTGAAGCTGATCACAGCACGCTCCGCGGTGTTCAGCGAGTCGGTCTCCTCGGTGGTGCCGGAGAACAGCTTCAGCGTGTTGCTCGACGTCGGGTAGACGTAGTAGATCGCATTGCTGACACCGCCGCCACTTGCGTTGCTGATGGTGACCTGATCTCCCGGAACGAAGTTGTGATTCGGAACCGTGATCGTGTCCTGGGTCGGACTGGCAGTCAGGATCGAATTGACCGAAGGGATACGGTCGAACCCGGCATCCAGAGCAGACACTGGATTCGACGTGGTCGTATCGTAGGACGCCTGCATGATGATCGGCATCCCGTCGTTGTACGAGTCGTCGATCCCCTGCGTCACATCGTATCCGGTCGTATTGTTTGACAGCTCGATGTAGTAGCGGTCGCTGACATTTGATAAGCCATTGAGCTGAATCGGATTCGTACCGTTCAGAGAGTTGGCGTAGTCGAGATGCAGCGAGACAAAGTTGCCGACCACGTTGACGTACACTCCGAAACCCTGACCGCTGGTCGTCGAACCCGTCCACAGGTTGGGAGCAGATCCAATCTGGCCAATGGTCACGCGGTCGCCCGTCTGCAGGTCTGGCGTGACATTCAGCTCAATCTTGTAGATGTCCTCGGTTCCAAGAGAAACACCGTTCTCAAGCGTGATATCGCCGCTTCCATCCTCAAGCACCAACGAGTCGAGAGCAGACGCGCCGCCCGAGAAGTAGTAGCGAGCATTCCCTGGGCGCAGCATCACGATGCCATTGGCCGACTGGATCAGGCGCACCGGAGCGTAGATGTCGTGACCGTTGAGCGGGATCTCAAGGTGTCCAGAGTTGGGGCGCACCAGGTACACCTTGCCCTGCCCATAGTCGCTGTCGTCACGCACCTCGTTGGTGGCAACGATCAGCGCCTGAAATCCGGTATCCGGGTCGCGGTAGGCCAGCGTGCCGAGAATGTCGGTAAATGCTGTGGTATTGCCGTAGAATTGGACATTCCGATTGGACGATGGGCCGCCAAAGCTGATTGCCGCAGTGGACATCATCGCATTGGTGTTGTTGTCGTAGAGACAACGGGTTCCGCTTGGGAACACCAATGTATTGGAGCTGCTATCGGAGCAGATGATCGTGTTGTTTGGAATGATGGCGCCCGTGACAACCTGAGTCTCTGGGGATCCAGAAGTGACAACGAGCGTGCGGGTGAAGATGTTCCACTTGCCGCCCCACTTCTGCTGGGTGATTCCCCAGCGGTTCTTGATCGCCTGATCCTCGAAACGCCGATTGATCGCCTCGCTGACGTACTGCGGCGGCACCTGTGCCGGGTCGATCCTTGAAATGACTCCAAGGAAACCGTCGTCAACCGATACGATCTGTGGGAAGTCGGGCATGGTCAGCGTCCGGGTACGATGATCTGGCGGACATACTTCTCCTGCGTGGCAACCTTGTCGATCTCCTTGGTCAGCTCAACCTCGCCTAACTCCAAGAACTGGTTGCCGAGATCGATCTTGCCGTCGACACGCAACATCTGGCCGGCAGCCTTCAGCGCACAGATCTCGCAGAAGCGGTACGGGAAGGCATAGGCACTGGCCTCCGCGGCGTTGGCCAGCAGCGGCGGGGTCTTGCGGAACTCCAGCCAGACATACGGCAGCTCGCTCTCCACGAGGATGCCGTCGTCGGTGAAGGTGTAGGTGACCTCCTGCTGGCGCCACGTCACCCGCGGATCACCATGCCACACCGAGAACGTCTCTCCAATCTCAACAGCACGGGCGCTGCCGTCAGGATTCAGCGTCTGCGAGATGTTGCGCAGGAACTTGTTCAGACGGCCCCAATACGTCGCATTTGTCGGGACAGTGCCGGCAGGCGCCGTGGCGTAAAGCTGGTAGTACTCCTGGGTGACCGGATAGAGAACGATGTTGCCGATGGTGTACGTCGTCGTGGCGTCCCAGTTGCCTGTTGAGTTGCCGTAAGACGGCTTGGCTTCAGCCCAGAACTGGGCGTTCAACGTGCCGCCAGGGCCATTCAGCGTCGGAGGATTGCCGCTGTTGATCGACCCGACGTACTGGTAGTACTTCTCCTCGGTCGGGTAGTACACAACCATGCCGGCCGAGTAGACTTGGGCGGCGCTGTAGTCGGCCGCAAAGAACTCCTGCTGATACACCGTCTGCTCGGGCCAGTCAAAGCACTCCCAGGCGCTCCGTAATGACATCGAGATGAACGTGCGGAAGAAGTTGGACTCCTCGGTGGTCAGCGTAGAGAAAACGCGCCCAGTGAGCTCACAGGCGCGTTGCAGGACGTAGTCGTAGGTGACGGTTCTCATTTATTTCCACGCTGCGCACGACCAATACTTGGCCGATAGTTTTGATCCCGGATTGTCGCAACCGTGACGGGCACGGAACGACTTCTTGTGCTCCGGCAAATGAGCTTTGATGGTCATCTCAGGATCTCCGAATCGAACCAAGGCAACCTTGTCGCCTTCCTTGGCGAGCACAGCGAACTTCTTCGACTCGCCGGGAGTGCGCTTGGGCTTGTTGTAGCCCGAGAACTTGTTGCCCTTGTAGTTGATCATTTTGCCTTGGGGAGAGCGTACCACCCGGCAGGAATCTCGACCTTCGATGGGCCGGACAGCTTCCCATCGCGGTCGAATGCATAGACGCTGGCCTTGACTGGCTTGGCGATCAGCACGGGGTCACCGTGCGGGACCATCACCACCTTGGTCTGGCAGCCCAGGCAGATCGGCAATACGAGCGGCAAGATCATCCTTGATAGGCTTGGGTGCATTGCCGTGGTGGATATCCGGTGGCGGTGTTTCTCGGAAGAAGTCCAGAAAGGCCCGGACGATCTGGTAGATCCAGTTCACGCAGCCGGAGCAGCGGGAGGAGCCGGAGGCGTGTTCTTGTTCTTGAACACTGACCAGCCAACGCCAGCCAGAGCGATGATGGCGCCGACAACCTCGTTGACCTGGTCGAGCGTGACAACGCCCTTGGCGATGAGAAAACCACCGGCGGCGCTGAGGCCGTGGCGGATGAGTGAAGCGACGTTGGGGTTCATTTCTTTTTGATGGCTTTGTAGAGGGCCGTGATGGCGGCGATCAGAGCGGCGAGCGCGGTCAGGAACCGCGTCCACTCGGTGAGTTCCGGGATGTATGAGGCGACCATTGCCACGGTCGCTGTTCCCAACAGCCCAACGATACCTCCGAATCCACCGCCATGACTGGTCGCGTCCATGGTTTACTCTGGCTTGTGTTGTGCAGCAGCGGCTTCGAGGATATCCACCAGCGGAAGGCCAACCTTCATGTTGTTGACGTTGCCAGCCTTCATGCCAATGACGAGCAGCTCATAGAGCTGGTTGAATTGCTGAGGAGTGAGTTCGATCTTGATCATGCGGCGGGAGCATCAGCGACCACGGGCGCGTCCGCAACGATTTCCGGCGTCACCTGCGGCAGCATCGGAGGGACGATCATCTCGGGCGGCAGCCACGGCAGCGGCGGAGCGATGACCGGAGGGTTGATCTGGTCGTTGATCTGCTGCGTGACGTTGGCTTCGATGGCGGTCTTGTTCACGCCGTTATCATAGCACCAGCCGAGAACCTGATCCTGCGTCAGATCGGGATACGGCGTGAAGTTCTCGGTCGGAGGCGCGAACGAGGACGAGCCGTAGCAGGTGCCGCTGTAGGTGCCATCGGTGCCGTTGCAACGCCAGTCGGCGGTGATGACGACATCGGTTTTGTCGCCTTCGGTCGGCTTAACGAGAAGGCGTTCGATGATCCAGTTGATGGTAATCATGGGATATTAGGCTTCCAGAGCTTCAACACGGGCGGTGAGTTCCTGAATGGCTTTAACAAGCACAGGGATAAGGTCTTGGCGAACTGACTTGTACGGAGCTTCGCCTTCGGGAGCAGGATCTTTCCAAGTATCAATCAAATCAGGGAACACCTGCTCAAACTCCTGAGCAATGAAACCACGGTCGCCTTTGATGTCCTTACCCTTACCTGCCTTCCAGTCGAACTTGCGCGGCTTTAGTGCGAGAATCGCACCGAGGCCAGCATCAATATCCTGCACATTTTCCTTCAGTCGAGCATCGGAGATTGCCGAGATGGTCGTGTTGGTGGCGTAGACGGTTCCTCCCATACCGACATAAAATCGGTAAGCAGCGGCTCCGTTAGAATAAACGTCAAGCGTGTCGGTTGAGTTGGTAGATCCAGCAAGGGTTGAAACAATAACTCCGTTGGCTTGGAGAACACATCCAATGGCGCTTAGGGTATTAGAGGTCTTTGCCACCAACAGATTCCCGCTCGCGTCGAGCGTCATCGCTTGGGTCCAAGTGATAGCGTTGCCAGCGGTGCCGCTGGGGGCAGTGTAGAAAATGTGCGCTCCGGTCGTCTGTGAGTAATATGAAGCGGCAGTATTAAAGATGTATGTGCTTCCTGAATTTCCAACGATGGCGTTAGACGAAACCGAAGTGTTGTTGGAACCGTTATTCCAGATGGCTCCAGTGCCACCAAATTGGATGACTTTTGCACCAGTGAACCAAGACGCACTCGGCGTAACCCCCACGCCGACGTTGCCGGAGGAGTCGATGGTCAGACGGGTTCCACCGCTATTGGCAAACAAAAACTGCCCCGCGCTGCTTCCGATAGAAAACGTATGAACAGCCCCGTCATTTACGCCATCGCTTGTGGCGGTCAACGTGAGTTGTCTGGCTGAATAACCACCACGGAAATAGGCTGTTCCAAGAGTGGCTTGATAAACATCCAGCTTCGCGCTCGGAGAAGTCCCCACGCCCAGCCCCGTGGAGTTGAGGGTCATGGCGGTGGATGCTCCGACATACCAAGTATGCGGAGTGCCACCATTTCCAATCGTGTAACGCTGGCTGGAATCTTCCCAAACCTCGAAAGAGGTAGTTCCAGAACGATAACCGGAAGACCACGTTTTTGCTCCAACCTTTGAAATGAACTGAGGGAACGTTCCAGCAGTCGATTCAAGCAATATATTCCCACCGAGAGCATGAACCAAATCGCTCGGCGTAGCCGTACCAATACCAACCCGATTGTTCGCCGAATCCACCTTCAGGGTCGAGGTGTCGACGGTCAGATCGCCGGTGATCGTGGCGGAGGCGAGGGTGGCGGTGCCGCCGGCCCCGAGGATCTGGTTGGAGGTGATCTTCTTCGTGGTGCCGGACGCCGCCATCGACGTATCGGAGACATCCACAATCGGCAGAACGTCTGCCGCGGGATCGACGGTGGTGATGGCCGCCAAGGCCGTGATTTTCGTGTCTGCCATATGCTAGTTTGCTTGGATGATGAGTTTGCCTGTGTCCTCTTGGAGCAGGAAGTCCCCGTTCTCCAAGTCTAAAGAGTCGAATGTGCCGAAGGTGATGACGATCTTGTCGGTGCCGTTTTCCAGCAGAACAAAGAACTCGTCTTCCTGCAGCAAGTCACGCCGCAGAATGGGATAGTCCGCGCCGCCGCCGCCGCCAGCGAACCGCTGGACGTCAACGCCGAGGCCTAGTCCCAATCTCATCGGCGCATCAAGTCCACTTGCGGTTGTAGGCCACCAGGCCGCCGCTGCTCAGAGCGAGCGAGGTGAACACACCGGAGATCGAATCGCCGGCCTGTATGGTCACGCCAGAGCCCAAGCCGGTGATGTTGGACGTGCAGCCCGACAGGATGGACGTCGAGACGGCATGGATCTCCATCCAGTTGCCGCTCACCGTACCGTCGGCCGCGGTGATGTATTTGCCGCCGAACTCGCCGGCGAGCTGACGATTAGAGCCAACATTCATAGGGTGAACTTCTGACTGCTCCTCTTTGTGCCACCTTGCCAACCGACCTGCAAGCGTGTACCCCCGCATTTAACCCTCACCTCCGGGTTGTCGCGCTCGACTTCCTTCAGGAACTGCGAGTCCTTCCAACAGTCGTAGCCGTACTTGGTGCCCCAGGCATGGTACAGCGTAGGGTCGATGCGCATCCGCAGACGGCCGATGCCGTCGATGCTGCGGATCTCGGTCTGCGAGTCCTTGGCAATCCGCTTCTGCTGGATGCCGGCCTGCACCCAGTCCTTCTGGATGCCGCTTTCGAACTCCTTGATGACCGCACGGCGCAAGTCGCCGGGCAGGTCGTTCAGTGCGTCGCCGATGACTGAGGAAGCATTCTGATGCATAGATAGAGAAAAGGGGAGGCTGCCGGGTTTGTCCAGCAACCTCCCCGTGTTTGGAGCAATTAGCTCGCGCCGTTGAACATACCGAAGCCGCTCGGGTTCTTCACCACGAGACCGGCAATGGCCTCGACGAGGCGAGCAGGACCGCCACCAGCGTCAGGCAGAGCCTTGACCTGCGGCAGCTTGGCGTAGCGCACCTCGACCATGTCCATCGGGATGACATAGCCCTTGTAGGCCTGAGCCGACAGCGAGGTGCTGTTTTTACCTCCCAAAAAGGTCGTCGGATGTAAAATCAGCCGGCCAAAATCCCCCTCCATGATATCGATTGAGGATTTGAACGTATCATTTCCGAGCTCCTGATTGAACGTACGCACCGCGGTGGCCGCGATGGTGTTGCTGTTGGCAACCTCCGAGGTCTTAGAGGCCGTCAGGTTGGTGAACGCACGCTTCAGCGTGGTGCCCAAGATACAATCGTAGTCGCGGAAGGTGCCGGTGTTGCCATAGATGGCAGTCAGCACGTTCTGAGCGGTCGCCTCGGTGAAGGAGGCAGAGGCCGTGGTGTCGACAGCGCCGGAGGCCGGAGCGAACGCAGAGCCGGAAGCACAGGCGCCGATGTTGGAGCTGTTGGTGCTGGTCAGCCAGTTACCGAGCGAGCCGGTCAGGTACGGGTTCGTACCGTTGTCGGCCTGCGACGCCTGGTTGGTGCACATGAAGGTCGACTCCATGTCGCGCTTGATCTGGACGAGCTGCTTGGCGATGCCGTTGGCGAGCTCATCGGTCACACCGGCAACGTCCTGAGTCTCGGCGATGAAACCGATGCGCAGGTCGCGGCGGAAGGCCTGGGCGTAGTTGTTCAGGCGGGTCCGGTTGGTCACCGGGTTGGCAGCGCTGGAAACGGTCACGTCGGTGCCGTCGACAACGCCCTGCAGAACCGGGGCGCCGTAGTTGTCCACGAGCCACGAGAACTGCATATTCCCGAGGTCTTTGCCCTTGGGGGCCATGGACACGAACGGAGTCGACTTGGCGTCGACGATGGCGATGTAGTCCGCCAGATCTTCACGAGCGGCGGAGGTGGAAGCGAGCGGCACAGAGCCGCCCTGGTTGGGTTGGAGCAGGGGCATGGTTAGAGCATCCTTTTCAATACTTGAGCCAATTCACTTTGACTCCCGGTCCTCGAAAACTTCGACTTTGCCTGCTGCAGGCCTGCCGCTGCTGCATCCTTTTTCACAGGAGCAGCAGTAGGTTTGCCCGGCTGACTCGGCGCCTTTACGATGGGCTTCACCGCGGGTTTCCCCTTCGATGCCTCCAATCGCAGCTTCCGGCCAGCAATGAAGTCGCCGATGAGCACCTGGTACTCGGGCAGGCTTGAGAGCTGCGGCAACTGCCGCAACACCGTCTGCGCTTCCGTGTACTCGGCACTGGCACGGTCCTTCCACCAAGGATAGAGCTGCTCGGCCACCGGCTTGATCTGCTGATAGTTCTGCAAGAATCTTGCGCGATTCGGGATGTGCAGATCCAGCGCATCTTCGACACGCCTTTTGATCTGCTTCACCTCTTCCGCGCTGTACTCCTTGCCGTCTACTTCGCAGCCGTCGATGTTGTCCTCGCACCACCGCTTCAGGTTCCGGGCTTTGCTCCACTCATCATTGAGTTTGGACGCATCCCATACGTCAGCGAATGGATCGTTGGACGCCACCGCAGGCACAGGCCGCTCGGCTTGAGTCTGCTCCAGCTTGGTCTTGGCGTCGTTGAGTTCACGCTCTAGCGCCTCGGCCTTCTCCAGCGCCTCTTTCTTCTGGCGCGTGAGCTTGTCGATACGCTTACGGAAGCCCAACGACTCGTCGTTGTCTTCGGATTCCGAAAGAACTTCATCAGGCGGCTCAGTTGCCTGACTCTCCGTTTCTTCAGCGGTCGGTTCCGCCGCCTGCTCCTCGTCCGCACTCGCGGCCACAGGCTCAGGCTCCGACTGTTCGACGCTCTGCTGCTTTTCCTCCTCCCCGCTGAATCGTGTCTTCAGCAGCTTCGCCAACGCCGATTCGTCGAACTGCATCGGGTTGAGTGGGGGCCGTTCCGTGTTTTGGGCAGGTTGCGCTTCCTGTGTCGTATTCTGGATGTCCATGCTGTTTTGACCCTGCAAGCCGGGTATCGTTCGCCATGGTGATTGAAGGCTCACCAAGAAGCCGTTGTGTTAGTGAGATATCAAGATTGACTCCGGGTCAACCTATTATCCCTCTCTGTAACCGCTTATCAGCAGTCGCAAATCTTGTATGGCAGCAGCCCTGCCGCAGTTATAGGCACGATCCTCTGCCGACAGGTTTGGCAGTATAGCAGAACGGCTCTCATCGTCCGCTGTATCACCTAGGATCTGCAGGAAGGCAGCTATCACCGGGTGCTCGTCGGAGACCGAGAGAGCCTCGGTCAGTTGTTCTTGGTTGAGTTTCATTGCACGCCAAGGCGGCCGGTGATCGCATTCTGCTGTTGCTGCACGCCAAACTGCAGGTTCTCGATGTACTTCTGCAGGTTAGCCTGAAAGAGCTGATCCTGCTGCAACTGGGCTTGGTACTTCGGATTCGAAGCCAGCACCTGCTGGGCGAACTGCAGGCGCATCGCAGCCGTCGGGTCGTTCTCGCGCAGCGTCGGCGGATTCCCGAGGCTGATCAGCGCGATCTCGTCGTTGGTCTCGCCGAACATTTTCTGCGCGGCCGGTCCCTGCTGCATGACCAGCTCGCTCGCAAGGTTGGGGTCGATGCTCCGCAGGGCCACCGAGATCAGCTTGGCTCGGTCGATCACGCCGGCAGTGTCGAGAGGCAGCACCAGGGTCGAGATGGCCTTGAGCTTCTCGGTCACCAAGTCGGTCGACAGCTCGCGGATGTCGAACTTCAGCATGACATCGAAGTCCTGCACGTTCTCGGGCAACTGCGTCTGCGAGGCCGTGATGCGCATGATCTCCGCGGGGCCGACGTACTGCAGCGTCAATGACAGTACCTGCCGGAAGGCCTCGGTCCAGCCGTGCAGCCAGTTGTTGATCAGGCGCTGCTGCCGCATCTGGGTCACGGCAGGCGGCACCTTCTCGGTCGGGCGGCCGAAGTAGCGGTCGGTCTGAGCCATCACCGAGTCGATCAGGTTGAAGGCAACGCCGGGCTCACGAGCGGGGGGCGCCAAGAAACCGATCTCGCCGCGGCGCAGCACCGGCACCTGCACGGCCGGCCCGATCTTGAGGTTGCCGCCGCGGGTCTTCGGCACCTCGATGGGAGGCAGCGTGGCCAGAGAGGTGTAATCGAAGATCGAGTCGCGCTGGGCCTTCACCTCGTGCTGCCAAGTCGAGCAGATATCCGGCACGCCGCGGCTCTCGGTGATCTGGCGGTGAACGACTTCGGAGCGCCAGACAACGAATGGGTACTGACCGTGCGAGTATTCCAGAGCTTCGAAGTAGCCCCACTTGTCGCCCACCTGGGGGCTGAAAACGGTGTAGAACACGCCCGGGATACCGTCGGCATCGACGGCCTTCTGGTAGGCGTAGACCACCTCGATCAGGTTCTCGCGGTCGAGGATGCTGTTCTCGGCAAGGCCGACAGAGTAGGAGAAGTCCGAGTAGTCCGAGAAACGGCCCATCGTGTTGATGGCCTCTTGCGCCCACTCGCTGTCCCATCCCTCCACCTCGACTTTGTTCAGCAACTGGGCCTCGGTCATGTAGAACCGGCGGAAGATCACCCGGGCACTCTGGATATCGGTCGTCTCGGGCGGGAACACCAGCTCGTCCCAGGGAGCGAGGGCCGCGATCATCGGCTTGTTCGTAACCATCGTCGGCACCGGGAAGTCACACTCGCCCTCGTCGCGCAGCTCGCGGATGGCCTTGAGCGCACGGCGCTTCTTGAGATTCGGGAAGGCAGCCAGCAGAAGCTCCGCGGACTGATCGTCGGCCTCGGGGTTGGCGATCAGGTTGGGCAGGTCGGCCAGCACCGAGCCCTCGGGCGACTGGGCGGCCAAAGCCATGATCTGATCCATCGTCAGATACTGCTCCTTCTGACCCAGCTCCTGCTGCCAAGTGACGTGCACACCAGCCCAGCCGTAGGTCCAGAGGTACTGCGAGAGCAGCTCGACCTCGCGGGTCAAATCGTTGTACATCCGGGCATTCATGGCCCAGTCCATCAGGTTGTGCGCGGTGACGGCCTGGTCGAGCTGGCTGACGTTGGTCGGCGAGACACGCAGCATCGAGCGCCAGAACGAGGTGGAGCAGAGGTCCACGAGGCCGTTGATCACCTCGTCGGCCAATGGGATGCGCGTGTCGCTGGCGCCGTCCCAAGGAAACGCCGGCTTGTTCCGGTTGGCGTCGTTCCACTTCTTCCCGTCATCGGTCTGGCCAGCCCAGCGGCAGTACCGCACCTGCTCGACACGGTCCACCCGGGAGAACACACCGTAGTCGGTGGCACTGCGCCGCAACTCCTCGGTCAGTGCCGGCACATTGGGCTCCTCGCCGACCCGGGCCATCACGTCTGTCGCTTGCTTGTAGGAATCTCCTTGCATAGTGCTTTGTGTTAGTA